AGCAACTGTTTAACGATCGGTGTGAGGCTCTGCTGAGGCGCTGTGCCCATTCCGTCAAAGGATGCAAAGGTGTTCTCAAGCGAGCCACGGCTGCGCCAGAGGGCCGCGCAGTACATGAGTGTGCCGAGAGTGGCATCCCCACCCGGACTGGTTGTGAGACTGTCGATGTAGCCAGCCTCTTGACGGCGACGATATGCGAAGTCGTTGCCAGCAGATACGGCTTGAGTGATGAGCGTGTAATCGTCTGATGGGTTCGTGATCTGTACGCCAAGGTAAGTGATTAGCTGTGCGGCAGTGACCCATGTGCATGTCTGGGTGTAGGTGACTGTTCCAGTGGCTGCTACTCGCTCGACATTGCTGGCGGTCTTGGCGTACAGCACTTGATTAGCAATAGGCACATTTATGTCATAAAGCAAATCGCCGTCAGTGTCTATACCGATGTACAAATACTGGGGCAATGCGCGAACTACGAGATTACTGCCGTTAAATGTTGCATCGACCGATGCGACTGTAATTGACTGGCCGACTGCAATTTCCGATGGGGTCAGAAGTTGCAGTACGGCGTAGTTGTCAATTAGATACTTTTGAGTAACGCTGTAAACAGCCATGAGCGGATGCTCCGCTCTCGACTAGGCCTGTGTGATCTTGCGAATCATGCCACCGATTGCAGCGAAGGTCGAGACATATCCGTGGAAGGACATTGTGCGACCCAAGGTTGCTGGCACTTCAACGCTCATCAAGCCACGAATGGACTCGTAGAACTCAAACGCATCGCCTTGGCCTTGACCAACACGAGTGATGATCATGGTCTTAGCAGCGAAGTTGCTGTCAACTACAAGCTGCAAGCCCATTGGCGTACCGTTCCAAGATCCTGCGCTTGATGCGCCCAGTGCGTTCTGGCCAGTGAGGCCTGCACCGATAAATGGGAACAGCGGACGCTTGCTCGAGTCAACGAGCTGACCAAGTTGTGCCCAAACATCAACCGACACAAACATGTGAGTTGGCATCCAGTTACGGTTGCTTGAAACATCATTTGCTGCGTCGTAAACAGACTTGAGCAAATCTTCAGGGGTTCCGTCCCATACACCGCTCGAGTTTGCTGCTGCAAGCAAGTTGTCTGCTGCGAGATTATCGCTCGCGATCATGTATTCCCCCATTAAGTCATTGAGGATTAGTTGCATCGCGGGGCCAGAAGTGAAGTCGATGTCCTGAATTGAGAGGGTCACTTGCCCGGCGAGGGTAGTCTTGCTGACCGAGTTTGAGGCAATGACCATTGTGGTAGCCGATGCTGCGCTGAGTTCGCTTGACTGTGTAGCAACGCTTGTGTGCGTGGTAATTGTTGGACGAATAAAAGTTTTTGAGCGTCCACCATCTGGATAAGCGCGAGCGCCTAATGCATCCACCGTAGGGCGCAAAAAGTTTAGATCCTGCACCAATGGAAGCAACACGGGCACTGGCAAGAGGCCCGGGGTGTCAGTGGTAAGCACATCGCCAGCTGCTGCTTCCAGTGCTGTGCGTTGTGATGCTGAGAACTCTGCTACTGCTTTGTTCATGTTGTGGAAAGTGTCGCCACCAATGTGATAGGCAGCCATGAAGTCGCCTGCTGATGGCAACTTAAACTCGCGCTTAGGTTGTGCTGGAATTGCAGCGGTTGGAATGGTTGCCTCGACTGCTGGGACTGTTACTTCTGACATGGGTTCTGTCTCCTCTGTGGGTTCTTGTATTTCATTATTGTCGGTCTCTTCGGGTTCGTGGTGGATACTGGCAGCAATATCTGTGATGACTGCGCCAGCGAAGGCTGGGACTGGCACCATTGACAACTCGATCCAGTCGGCAGCAAGGACGGTGATTGAGCCGTCTTCGTTTGCTCGGGTCTTTGTTGGGTTTACGCCAACAGATACCGAGTCAAGTACGCCGTCAAGGGCGAGCTGCAAAGCCTCGTCGCCTGCGGCAGTCTTACTGATCTTGGCACTGAACAGCATGCCCTCAGCGGTGTCGACGCGCTCGGTAACAATGCCGATGGCCTGATTGCTGTCGTGGTTCATGTAGAGCCGTGGGGCTTTACCCTCGACTGGCAGGCTGCCCTGCTCAAAGGTTACGGCTGTACCGTCCGAGACAGTTGCCGCGACACCGTAAGGCACAGCGATGCCTGTGATAGTTCGTGATGGTGTGCCATCGCCTGCTGCTGCGTCGATGCTGACGGATGGTGCGGTAAATCTAATCATGAGTTTGCGATCTCCTCTTGCGTGTTTTCTTCTGTTGGTGTTTCCATTTTGTCTGCTAAATAATTCTCTTCAAGGTATGACTCGTAATCGAAGGCAACGAAACTTCCGTTTGGTAGCACATTGTTCATTGACAATGTTTCTGCTATTGCGTCGGCATAAAGTTTCACACCGAAGAACAGCAAGTCCATGCGCGCCTGTTGCGATGACTGGTACGAGTATGACCCGGTCGATACGCCGATCAGATATGGCGGCACATTGCCGATCCGTCCACCAGTTTCTAGTGCGCTGTAATTGGCTGACTCGATGAGCAGCATTTTGTCTGGCGACATTGTTGTCGGCTCATAAGATAGAAACTCGTTTAGCGCAGCGGTCTGATTAGTTGCGCGCGCTTGATTAAATGCAGCTGCAAGATCAGCAAGTTCTTGTGCGCTTAGCGGTTCGCCACCAGTCTGTTTCAGGACTCCCGCGGGAATGCTTGAGCTGGCGTTTCTGGCCCTTGCGTCTTGAATCTTGATTGCGGTCTCGATAGCGGCCTGCGATGAATAGACCATGCCTTGAGTAGGCGACAAGAACTGAATCAAGTTCTTAGGGTCAATCTCTCCACCTTGAAAATACACCTGCGATGACGGCGCAAACCATACGGGGCCAGCCATGTCTGTTGTGGTAACTGAGCCTGCTGGTAGTCGAGTAAAGGTTGCTGGAAAGCCGTCAGCGGTGCGGCTGGTTATGTACCAGAACGCGCGCCCATAAAAGTACAAGTCGTCAAAAGTCCAACTCATCAGGAAGTTGTAAGGCACGGTCGGGTCTGGTCGGCGTAGCCAAGTGCGCGGCGCAATATAAACGCGTTCCATTTCTTCGCCGTTCCACATTTCGTTGTACATCTGCAATGGCATGCAGCCAATTACTGATGCAAGTAGATCGCGTGCGCGTGAGATCGCTGGGATTGAGATTGCTGCTGCGCGTAGTTCGCCTTCGCGATAGGTGTAGTACTGACCGATCATGTTCTTGCCGACATTGCTGCTGTTATAGCCTGGACTCATTGCACCAGCAGCTGCCGCTTTAGCAGGCGCTGGACTGATGGCGGCCTTGCTTACTTTGCGGTCAAATAATCCCATGCCACAACATTACAGATGCGAGCGCTGTGATGGTGGCACTCGATCGGCCTAATCAGTTCCCGACGAAAGGCTAGGTACTTCGACCGAGTGCCGAGGGTATGTTACTGACTAACAGTGACCAACATCGGCTTACCCGACACAGACGGCCTCGAGCACAGTGCAGCTGCCCAGATCATGCAGCGACATAACTCGATCGGCCCGGGTGATCTTTGAGATGACACTGCGACAGAGCCTTGCGATCGGACAGCAACAGCGCGCTGGACATGTTCAGCAAGTTGGGTTGAGCCGTCATGTAGCAGCATTTTTTCTGCTATTAGGTTTCTTACTGTAGGGGTGTATTTCAGTATTTCGCCGTAGCCGACAATGACCTTTTTGGTTTCTAGGTGTCGAGGCCACTGGATGTCGATGCTGGGTGAGATAGCGAACTTGCAGCCGTCGGCAGTGAGCCGATCGACTTCGAGCAAGAGAGCTGCGAAACTGTCTACGACGAAAGCCACGGTTACGACAATGCGACGATCTGGCAGTGAGACTGCGCGCAGGCCGAAGTAGCGAGAGTCGTCCATGCTGGTCTCGATGGCAACGATGCCGCCTTTTGGTATGTCGCCTTCGTGCTCCAACGCAGGCCAGACACCCGGCGGTATCCAGCCGCGATCGGATGCCACCCAAAGGTTTACTGATGCCCGTAAGAATTGGGCGCGGTCAGGGTTCTGCGACTCGGCCTCGATCGTTGACAATTCCAAAGTGTGACCGAGCGCAGGGTTGCCGTAAGCCCACGCGGCAGGGTTCATCGGGTCAAGGTCTGGCGGTGGTGACCATTCGGCAAAGTACAGCGACGATCGTTCGCCACGGTCTATGGCTCGTAGTCCTTGCTCACGCCAGCGCAAGAATGCGGTCGATGCCTCAGTGCCAGCCGTTGACCAGCAGCTAAGCAGCGGTGATTTTCGTGCGCGCATGGACGGGATCAGACCGCCGTCAATAGCGAGCTGTGACATGTCCCAGATTTCGTCTGCCACGATCAGATCGTTGCTTGTGCCGTGACCGACCGAAGGCTTTGCGGCCCTGACCGTCCACTTGCTGCCGTCTGGCATTGTCACCGAGTTCCGACCGTAAGCCTTTACAGCGGTTGCTTGAAAGCGATCAACTAACACGGGGGCGATCTCGTCAAACAGGGTGATGGCCAAGTCGAGTCTGTTGGCAGTTGTAAGGACGGTCTGTTTCTTGCCCCGTATTTTTGGCATTTCTGTGAGCCACCAGCCGACGAGACTACCTAGAGCAACGGTCTTGCCGTTCTGTCTGGCAGTAGAAACAAGGCTTGTCCGATGCAGCAGCTCACCATGCTCGTCATAAGCCAACTGACCGTCAAGCGCACGAACTTGCCAAGGCATAAGGGTCAGCCCTAGATGCTGTTCTGCCCATCCCTGCACATCAGCCCCGAACGATCCGACCGCATCCGTGACAGTCGTTTCCAATCGAGGCCAGTCGTGGCTAGTTGCCGCCAGTTCGGGCTGGTTGCCATCCGATAGAGACAAGAG